GTAGAACTCCTGAAGGCCACGAGCTAGACCTCGGTATTTGCGAAAGTTGCGTAGAGAAAGGCGTAAGTTTGGAAATGTGTAACGCCATTTTAGCAGGGATAAAAGATTACTGGATATATGAAATTGACGCCAATAAGAACCTAAAGACCGCCGAGAAGAAGCAGAAAAAAGACTTCCACAACTCCGTAAAAATTGAGAGTTTTACGAAAATAATTCATACCGGCAAGCGAGCTGAAGCTGAAGCGAGAAAGAAAGACTTGTTATTATGATAATTTTTACGCCGAACACAGTTATAAAATCTGCAGACGTGAACCTGAACTTTGAAGAACTAAAATCTATTTCAGTAAAGTGCATAGACCGAAAAGACAATACCACGGATAACACGGTAAATAATCAACTAATACAAATAGGCTGGGGATTTCTGCAGGGCGACGGAGTAAATAGAGCGCTTACAAAAAGCGTAACTTACCCCCAAGCATTTGATGACTACCCGATAGTTTACGCGGTGACCGCCGGTTATAAGGCCGGCTCAGACCCCACGTCGGTAAACGATATAAACGGCGCGCCGACTTTAAACGACGTAGCAATTGACCAGGTAACCCAAGTCAGTTTTAAAGTAATGGTAAAAAGAACTTCTATTGACGGTAACGACCCGGGAGCTCTTCCTGCCGTAAATAGATACGTATTTTCGTGGCTAGCGATAGGAGCGAAGGCGATATAAAATGTTTATATTTACACCAAATACTCTGATAGAAAGCGCGAAAGTAAATGCCAACTTTGAAGACGCTATAAACCAGGTGAAGCACACGAACGCCTACCGAGTGAGGCTAGAGAGAAATGCAGCACAATCCATACCCAACGCCTCAAACACTCAAATACAATACGATAAAGTCGTTTACGACCCAAGCAACGGATATAACGCTGGGACTTACAAATATATAGTACCGGCAGACGGAATATATATTGTCAATGGCTGTGTTAATTATAATGTACCGGGCGACGGCAAGTACCATAAAATAACCTATACTATAAACGCCGAAGAACACATTTTATATCATGGGAACGCCGGTGGCCCAAACTCACAGTACAAGAATATAACAGACGTAATAAGTTTAAAGAAGAATGATAGCGTAGGGTTTTTGGCGTTTCAAGACTCTGGTAGCGCCAAAAACATAACCGCTTATTTAAGTATTATATTTTTATGTCAGGTATAAGCAAATGATAATCTTTACTCCAAACACAGTAATCCGAAGCACCGAAGTGAACGCTAACTTTGAGGAAGTAAATAATTACGCACAGAACCTAGACGCTGGCCTCAACCACAACCCTTATAGATTTAGAGCGTGGCTGAACCAAGCGCAAACCATAAATAATATCACTTTTGTTAAAATAAAGCTGAACGCTACGACCTACGACCCGAATAGCGACTTTGACACTACAAACAATAGATATATTATACCGGTAGACGGATATTACCTATTTGCAGGCGCTATGAGAATACAGCATGGTGGTAGCTCCGGATATTCGCTGGTAAGTATTTGTAAGAACGGGGTAGAAGTAGCAAGAGGCGTGCAGAGTTATTTGTCAGCTACAACGTTATCAGACAAAACCGTCTGCGACGTTGTTTACTGCGTGAAAGACGACTATATAGAACTGTTCGGATATTTAGACGGAGGGAATGGCGCGTTAGACAAACAGCAACATTTTACATATATGAGCGGATTTTTAACAGGCACTTAAAAATGGTAAAAGAAGACTATAAACACGAGTTAGAGAAGCTGGAATTGCGGGATAAAATCCTCAAAGAAAGTGATGAACGCTACGCAATTAAATTGGTGGAGAAGATTGTATTTGCAATGATTGGACTTATACTGGTAGCAGTGATTACTGCCTTATTAGCTTTAGTATTAAGGAGTGGCAAATGAAGCACTATCATAACTTACATCTTTTAGCGTACGTCAGCTGGGTAACGATTGGCCTAACAACATTTTTAATGGGCCTTATAATTTACTGGCTGTTTTATCCTTACAAGCCGGTAGCTTTTACGAGTAAGTTTGTAGAATATCCGGCTGAAGTAAAACAGGGCGATTATATTTACTACACTTTTGATTATTGCAAGTACACGGACCGAGAACCTCAAGTGAAACGAGAGTTCATAAATGGCATAATCTTTCAGAGCGCCGACACTAGGGCTAAAGTAGAGACCGGTTGTGGAAAAGCTACTGTAAGGCAAAAGATACCCGAAGAACTACCGGCTGGAACTTATGTTTTTAGAACCACTGTAACTTACAAGATGAACCCAGTGCGAAGCGTAACTTATAGTAACCAAACAAACAGCTTCAAAGTAATAGCAAAGGAGTAAAATAATGTACGACATTGAAATTAAGCCGGCCAGTAAGAATGGATACTTTACGCCGGCTGAAGCACGAAACTACTATGGTAAATATAGCCGAGAAGGCATAACAATTCACTGGTGGGGCGATGGAAACGGTGCAAGCAATCACGATAATATTGTCAATTATTTAAATGGTAACGCTGCACGAGGGGGCGCTCCGACAGTAAACTATGTTCTCTCAGACAATAAAATAACCCTCTGTATAAATCCTGATGATGTAGCGTGGTGTTCTGGTAATGGAAACCCAACCACAATAAGCGTAGAGTGCCAACCAACTTTAGGTGCAGAAGGCTATAAGAAAGCTGGCTGGCTTATATGGCAACTAGAGCTACGCTACGGAAAGACCCTAAAGATTTATGGCCACCGAGACTGGGCCAATACCGAATGCCCCGGCACGCTAGACCTAAACCGCATGAGAGCTGAAGCTGATAAGTGGAGGGCTGGAGGCTATAATCCTACTCCTGAGTGGCTCAAGAACCGCAAAAGCTTTACTTCACGGGAAATGTACACCGCTTTTGATAATTCAAAACTGGTAGATGTGAACACTCTTACTAGTATAAAGACCTACGCGAAAGACACGCCAATTGAAGTAGGTGGCGAAACATCTGTGGCCGGTAAAGAGTTTTGGATAAGCGTTTATTCAATGCAGAAGAACCTGCCAAACGGCTTTTTAAAAGCAGACTTAAAAGATAAACCTACTCCTCCACCTGTACCGCCAGCAACTAAACCCGAACCTGAACCCGAACTACCGAATTACGATAAAGAGAACAACGCTTTATTGAAGCAGATACTCGCTATTGTTCAAAAAATATGGGATAAATTAACGAGTATATTTAAATAAGAAGGAGTAAATAATGCGTACCAAAAAAGTAAGATTTATGGACACTACGAGAGGTAAAACTCTCAAAGTGGCAATTTATGTAGGGATTTCCGCCCTACTTGGTTATTTGATTACCGCCCTGACCGACCAGCCCGAATTATGGGGTGGTTACTCAGCACTTATAAACATAGTGCTCGTGGCGGTAAAGAACCTTGTAGATAAAAACATAGCCAACTAAACCGTACCCACCTCTAAACATAAACAAAGATTAGCGGAAAAGAAGATGGGCCAAAGAACGGATAAAATCTTTGGCTTTCTTCTTTTCATAGGATTTACGCTGTTTATAAACTGGGTAGAAGTCCGGCACAATATCTTCGTAATAGAGTTTGAATTTGTCTAACGCAAACTTATTAGTTTTATGAGAGTGGCTAGCGGTTCGCCGTAATTTAGAAATGAGAAAATCAGCAAGAAATCTAAGATGATTACGAACAGCCAAAACCAACTTGGATTGAACAAACTTTTTAACATATTGAATAAAGTTTTTATATGCATTTTTAGCCACCTTATTTAATGTTTTCATTTTAACACTGCTTGAGAAGATAACTAAAATAACGAGGCGGATTTTTACCGTCTGCCCTCGCAATAGAAGCTAACTTCAAAACCTTTTCACGCCCTAGTTTGTAAAATAATTTGCAATACCAACCTCGGAAATCTTTACTGCATAAGTCGGATAATTCTTCAAATAAAAAATCGTTTTCATATTTTCTATAACAATTGGTATCAGTTGGTATATATTTATTTATATCAATTGATATATCGGTTGTATTTTTATTATAAGAAAGAATTTGTTTTACTTGCATTTGTGCCCTCTCTTTGATATTATAGTTTATGATACGAATGCCACAATAGCCCCTTTTGAAACCCAAGAGGGGTTATCTTTTTTATGACTATTCGCCGGTTAAAAAGGCCTTTTTTTGAGCTTGTGATATGAATGCCACAAGCTTATTTTTATTATATTATGGATTCAGAAATAATAAAACTATTTTATGAAAAAACCGATTTGTAAGATATGTGGAGGGCCTCATTACGCTACATTCTGCTTTAGAAACCGCAAGCCTATAAAGAAGTTAGGCAAAAGAAGCCTAGACTATTCTAAATGGCGAAACGAGGTCGCTTACCCTTATTTATACGAGAAACAAGCCGGTATTTGTGCAGATTGCCAAACTAGGGCCGGCATAGACCTACACCATATAAAAACTAGAGGTAGTAGGCCGGATTTGAAGTATAATTTAGAGAATTTGGTGCTTTTGTGTAGAAAATGCCACCAAAAAAGGCATAATATATAAAAATTGCTAAAAAAAGCCCAAAAAACACCCAAAAACTGGGGATAACTCTAAGATTTTATAAAAAAGTACTGGACATACCATAAAGGGTATAGTAAAATTAAAGTGTAAAGATAAGAAGAAAGGGCAGAAAAGATGAACTACCAACTAAAGATAAAAGAAGTAAGCTGGAATGGTGAAACCAGTTATAAAGTTTATATAAAGACTGGCAAAAGTTGGAAATCAGCTAGTCGGCAATTCAATAGTTATTCTGAGGCGCTAGAATTCGCAGACGTACACTATCCAAATGCGGACTTCGTTGAATGCTAAACCTTAAGGCCCAATCGGGCCTCTAGGCTTGGCAATCAGCCAAGAGAAAGAGGCAATCAAAATGAACTACAAAGAAATAACAAAAGAAGTAATTGAGAGGCAACTAGAAAGACTGTCTGTCAATCCTCAAGAAGGCGATATATTTCAAACGCCTGAAGAGTACGAGCTAGACTCACATGACGGGTATGTTGCAGAAGGCGACCCCGACATAGACGATGAGTACCTAGATAGAATTGAAGCCCAATGGCAGGAAGCTTACAAACAATTGAGTGAATAAAAGGAGTAAGAAAAATGAGTAGTACACTTAGACATTCGGTAAGAGAGCTAACTTTAGAACTAATAAAATTAGCAGTCTACGTAGCCGATTACGAAGATTTAGCCGAAGAAGAACAAACACCTGAACAAATAATCAATCGTTTGTTTGCGGTTGATGAAATTGAATTCTTTTACTTAGGAAGCTCCGGCCTAGATTATCTGACGGAAGCCGATTGGGAAGAAGTCGGCAATCTAATCGAAAAAGAAATTAAAGAACGAATAGAGGCTAAAAATATAATAGAGGAGTAAAGAGAATGATTTATTATATAAAAAGTTATAAAGGCTCTAACGCCTATTATGCCAAAAGCACTTTGATTGCAACAAGTATGTGGAAGAGTACAGATGCTTGGCGAGGTTATAGTGAAATAGTACCTGAACCCGATTTTAAAAAAATCGACGAAGGTGCAGTAACAGGCGACTGGGAAGATGCACCATCGGGGACATCTTCAAGAGAAGTCTTGAATGAATTTAAAAAACTAGAAAAAAAATACGGAACAATTTACGTCATTTTGACAGAGACCAGCAATTTATTTATGCAGGGGTACGATGTTCTTATAAGAACGAACGCTACCAAGCCGTGTAGATATAAGCTAGACGGTAAAGACGCCGACGGGACAAAATGGTATAGGTGCAAAACGCATAATGAATTAGCACCTAGTAAAGATTGGCCTTGTGCAGGTTGGCAAAACCCATATTACAAAGAGAAGAAAAAAATTGACGCAAATACCTACAAATATACTTACCCCGATGGAAGCTGGAAAATTAGATACCACGCAACTTATATATTGATATACAACGCTATAAATAACAAATACCTGATAGATAATGGCGGTTACCTTACGAGGACAACTAAAGAACGGATTAATAGATATCTGCCTAAAGGCCAAGTCTTTCAAAAGAATTTCGAATGGTATTACCAAAACGGTAATGACGTTCGTAAAATAGAACAAGTGTTAACAATATGAGAAAGGAGTAAAAGATGTTACTACTTGCGTATATCGCTTTAATTTGGGCTTTAGTATTAAGCTTTATCTATTTAGACAGCCGACAATACAAGCCTAAAAAGACTTGTAAATTGCATAAGTGTTATGTTATAATAAGAAGGTACAAATAAGATGAAAGGGGCAATCAATGGCCAACAGCGAAATTAAAAAATTAGAACTTGCGTTAGACCAAGTTACTCAAACTAAAAGTATTCTAAGCTATCAGCAAGTCCAGCGACTTTGGAACAGCACTAAAGCACGCTACAAATATACGAGACCAGCTAAAGGTGGCGGTACTTGGGATTATGTAAAAGCCTCGTATGTCAGGAAAGTTTTAGATTCAGTATTCGGATTCAATTGGGATTTTGAAGTTGAAACCTCACTAGCCGAAGCTTTTGAAGTGGCTAGTAAAACCGGTACTTGCGTAGTAAAAGGCACTCTAAAATGCCGAACCGAAGTAGAAGGCCAGTGGATTACAATTAGTAAAACACAATTCGGCAGGGCTGATGTGCAATTCAAAAAAGGCACAAAAGAACCGCTAGATTTTGGGAACAGTATGAAAGCGAGCGCGACAGATTGTTTTAAAAAATGCGCCAGTTACTTTGGTGTTGCACAAGATATTTATGAAGCAGACGAGTTTATTGAAATACAGATTACTGACCCGAAAGACCAAGCCAAACAAAAGGCCATAACTAAATTGATTGAAGCCAGTAAAAAGAAGATTGAAGGGCAAGAAAATGAAGCTAAAAATTAACCTAGAAATAGACGCTAGCGACTTAATTAAAACGATTAAGACCGCAAGTAAGTTAGAAGATATTGATTTATATAATAAGTTTACTAAAATCGTAGAGCTAAAAAATCAGCTATATAATACGCTAGATGATTTAGACAGTTTAGAAAATAAGATAAAAACCGAGATAGACAAACGAGCTAAAACAACAATCGGTAAAGATTGGAAGTCTATAAAGGGCAATAAGTTTAGTATTACAAAATCTTATACCGGTAGCATCTATGAGATAAATGGCGAACCGAGTAAAGAGTTTATAATAACCCGAACCTCACTAGACACTAACAAAGTAAAAGAGTACCGAGAGCAACACGAAGGTAAATTGCCTAAAGGCGTAATCTTTAACCCGAACCGCAATAGTAGCATAAGGATAAAATTAGTATGAAGACAGTAAAATTAAGCTACTCAATTTTAAGAGCGTGGGCCACCGGCCAGCAAGAAGAAGCGGTTAGTATGTATTTAGGCAAAAGCTTACCGAAAACACCGGCTATGGAACTTGGCTGGATAAAGCACAAAGAGTGGGAATTATACGTCAAAAAACACTCTAAATTGCCAAGAGAATTAGGCGGTGGCAAACTGAATAATCCGTTAGTTGAACAAAAGCACCAAAGATATTTAGACTTCAGTGATAAATACCGGATACTTTTACGAGGCGTGATTGATTTAGAAGATGAAAATGTGGGAATAGATTATAAAGTCGGAAAAACTCCTGTTACGAATTATACAAACTCGCTACAAGCCGAAGTCTATAAAGTGCTACGGCCTAACTTAAAACAATTTATTTATATCGCATTCAATCCATATATAAAACAAGAAGAAAGGGGGCTAGTATACTTATCAGAGTACGAAGGCGACACGACAGCGCTAGAGAGAGGATTGAATTTCGTGTACACCTTCGGAGGCGAGATGATAAGTTATTTAGAAACACAAAACTTAATAAGAGATTTTAAGGAGTGAAATATGCCAAAACTTAAACAATTAAAACCAGTAGACAAGCGGATTATGGAGCTTGACCAAGATATCAGCGAAGTGAAACGCTTATATGAAAAAGCAGATAATCCGTTAACTAAAAAAGCAGTTTACAAACTATGGTTACTGCTTACCTATAAAAAGCACGAACTAAAATACTTAAGTGAAGGTGGTAAATAATGAGTGGTACGATTAAGGGCGGAAAAAAAGCCAGTAAGACACTCCGCAAACGCTATGGAAAAGATTTTTACAAAACTATTGGCGCTAAAGGCGGTAGAGCTAAAGGCGTAATCAAAGGCTTTGCCTATTCTAAAGCCAACGGAATGACTTGGCATATAGAAGCAGGCCGGAAAGGCGGAAAGGTAAAGAAGAATGAAACTAAACAAACTTACACCGTGCCAGCGAATTGAGATTTACCAACCGCGCTGGAAAGATAGAACAGTTTTAATCGCGACATATAAAGTCGGGGAACATAACGAGATTGTTTTTACAAAGACCAAAAGCCTACCGGATACTTACTATATAAGTGGTGAGGTAGCCAAGAGCTACCCAATACAAACAAACGGAACGATTAGCTGTTACGCAGTACCTCTAAGTGCGTTAGAACAGCTGGAGAGGATATAAAAATGTTAGAAGATAAAATTAAAACCATTTTGATTGAATATACAATTCAATTATTAAAAATGGAAACCGGCCAATACGCCAAAGAATTAGAAGGCGTAATTGATAAGCAGGTAGCCAAATTAAATAAGTTGTTTGCAGACGAGGTAAAGAAATGAAATTAATGACTAAAGATTTAGAAAAGAAAATGCCAAAACCTAGTAGCACGGAAAAAGACGAAGACCCGATTTGCCAAGTAAAATACTTCAATCCAGCTGGCAGAGGCAACTGGTTTGGTATAGAATACGACCCTAAAACTAGAACATTCTTTGGGTACGCCTCAATCTTTGGCGACCATAATGACGAGTTAGGCTACTTTAGCCTAGACGAGTTAGAGAGTTTTAAAGGGCCATTTGGAATGGGGATTGAGAGAGATTTGTACTTCAAACCTCAACCGCTATCCGAAATTAAAGCGAGATACACGAGGGGGTATAATGAGTAAATCAGACAATATATAAAAGAGCTCGTAAAGACAAAAGTTAAATGTAAAGAAGGAGTATCAAATGAAAATATTTGCACTAACTTATAATATAGTAATAGTAATCATGATGTTGATTGGCCTACCGACCATTTGGGATGAGTTAGACGGCGGAGCGCTAATCGGAATTGGCTTAATTTTGTTCGCTTTTACAATCAACATAGCGTACATATTGAAAGCGAGAATAGAATGAATCCGAGTAGCCACTACAAACACCAGCTTAAAAATGTAATATTGGAATGCGTAAATGAAACCGGTATGGACTTTGTATCATATCTTACTTATTTGCGAATGCAAGCCAAAGAGAGGGGGGATTACCATATAGCAAAAGTCTTAGATTTGATATAATTGGAGAGTGCCACTTCGTTTTCTCTCTTGAAGATTGCCCTTTCTTCTTGGCGGAGTGGCACTTTTTGGTTGTTTGACAAAACTATCCGTATGCTTTATAAAGAAGCGTAATGAAAGTTGTAAAAATTATAGAAATAAACAAAGAAACGGTAATCATCTCTTACGGAATAGACCGCTTTTGTATTCATAACTTTGGCGACAAGCACAAAACCAAGTTTGAGAAGTTTAAGCAGGAATTAACCGAGAATAAGCATATTGAAATAAGCGAAGTCTTTAGGCTTGTAACAAAGTATCAATTAAAAATGGTTTATAAAAAGTGATACTAATTACGATACCTTATTATAACTCTAAAGACACTTTAGAAGCCTCAATCAAGTCGGTGCTTGAGCAAACTTACAGGGATTTTGAACTATTAGTCATAAATGACGGAGATAAAGACGACCCTGCCGAGTTTATAAAAATAAAAGATAGCCGGCTGAAATTCTTTAGCCTGAAATATAACCGTGGCCGGTATTTTTGTGATTGCATAGCTCTAAAAGCCTGCCCTCACGAGTTTTATTTAGTACACGACTCAGATGATTTAAGCGATAGAAACCGCTTGTTTTATCTAATGCGAGCTTATGACAGAACCAACGCTGAAGTGATTTACAATTACCAGCGAGTAGTTAGTAGAACTGGCCGGAACTTTATGGAAACCTACCCAAAAATGAACCGCGAATTAAGTCGGGAAATGAAACATATAGCCCACTGGAGTATGTTATATAAGACCGAAGCCCTAAGGGAAATTGGCGGAATACACCCCGACTTTAGAGTAGGTTACGATACGCTAGTAACGAATTTAATGAAAATGAAGTACCGAATGACCTGCGTGCCACGAGTTTTATATACCCGAAATATCCGCCCTCAATCCTTAACAGTATTGCCTGAAAGTAATTTTAAGTCGGCTATGAGAAGGCAAGCGGTGCAACATCTCGTTTATTTATATCGTAGATGCTATGAGAACCCAGCTAATATAAAGCGGATTATTGAAGGCGATATAAAAAATAGCACTAAAAAGAAAGTAAAATACGAGTTAAAAAGATTGCGGGAGGCTCTAAAATGGTAATTACAATCCTATGTGGACAGCGGCCTAAACTTCTAAGACGGACTTTATTTAGCCTCTTTAAACAAATGCCCCAGTTGAAGAACGAAAAAATAATTGTACTTATAAACGGTAAAGACGACGAAAGTTTGAGTTTAATTAAGCGTTACGGGATTAAAAAATATTTAACTACCGAAAGTATCCAGCCGATTGGCGTAAATCTCTCAATCTTAGCTGAATTAGCTTACGAAACTAAAGAACGGCTGTGGTTTCATTTAGAAGACGACTGGCAGGCTCTCAATTCAGACATAGACCGTGCTGTGGACATTTTAGACAAGCACGAGGAAATCAGCCAAGTTAGAATGCGTTTAGATAAAGAACCTGTGCTTAATTACCATATGATAACTGGCGAACCAATTATTTGGCAGTACAAAAACGGATATAAAGTCGCCAAAGCCCACTATACTATGAACCCCAGCTTAATTAGAACTACTGATATTCACAAAGCCTACCCCTGTACTGGCGAGAGAGATGCCCAAAAGAACTGGTTAGATAACCAGTACGTGGCCCAATTAGTACCCGGAATATTCAAGCACATAGGCGTTAAATCTTTAAGGAAAATAACAAAATGCGAACCCTAAAAGGCAAAAGTTATGGCCACGAGTACGAAGTGGATTTATATACTGAAATCATAGACGGATTATATATAGGCGGTTATGACGAGCTTGGCAGACCACCCGAAGAAGCCAGAAGCTTTATAAGTCTCACCGGCCAAAAATACGCGGTGGAATATGATAATTATTTCTTGTTTAACTTAACAGACGGAAAAGAAATACCGGAACGAAAAATTAACTTTATAGCCGACTGTGGATATTTATTATTAAAAGAAGGCCCTGTTTTTATATATTGTCAATACGGATTAAACCGCAGTGCGCTAATAGCTTTTTTGATTTTAAGAAAACTAGGATATTCTAAAGCCGAAGCTCTAAATCTGTTAAAGAAGCGCCACGAGAAAGTTTTACATAACCCATATTTTAGGAATTACATAAATGGACTTTAATAATTACTTATGGAAACAACTGGCGACTTGGCGCGATAAAGGTGAGATAAATAGTAAGTTGTACCAAAAAAAGTGGCTTAAAGAACACGGATTTAAAACCGCCAAATTATATAAGATTGTAACCTTAGAAAATATAAAAGACAGCGACTTACCAAACGAGTGTGCTTTAAAAAACAGTACCGGTGCAAGCTCTATTGGCGTAATGGTATTACAAAGACAAGACGGAAACTTTTTTGAAAAACGAACTGGAAAATCATTAACTTTTAATCGCGTTAAACAAATTATGCAACACGCCGAAGCCCAAAAACCGTACTGGAGCAAAGAGTGGCTAATAGAAGAAATGCTAGAACCTAAACCCGGCGAACTCGTACCCCACGAGTGTAAATGTTTCGTCATAGGCGAGGTACAAATCTTTGCAGTACACACCAAGCAGAGAGGCCGGCAAGTAAAACAGTGGTACGACAAACACCTGAACGTTATAGACGTAGGACGGAGTTATGACACGATAGACCCTAACTTGAAACCGCCCAAAGATACTCCGGAATTATTTAGAATATGTAGGGAAATCTTTAAAGGCTTTGATTATCTGTTTATGAGAATTGATATATTTGACACCGCTAAAGGACTTTATGTAGGCGAATTGAACTACGCGGAAGGCGTACCAACTTTTAACAAGAAATGGAACGATTATTTAAGTAAGAAGCTAGAGGAACAAATATGCCGAAACTCAATATCTTAGACCCCAAATTATGGAAGGGTTGGAGTATCGGACTTCAAAACGCCACCGCATTATACGAGCATCTAAAAGGCAAAGAATATAAGACGATATTAGATGTAGGCTCGGGTAGTACCACCCTTTTATTCAATTATCTAGGCTTTAATACGATTACTTTGGAACACGACCATTATTGGGCGAGAGAGACTGAGAAATTATTAGAGAATCACGGAATTAAAGGGAATATTGTGTTGGCAGATTTAAAATTGACTAGCTGGGGCTATGTTTACGACGCCGAACCGCCTGAAAATATTGATTTTTGTTTAATTGACGGACCACCGGAAGCTTTTGGGCGACAAGCTATGTTTTATTATATCCAGCCTTATTTGAGTGAGAACTTTGAAGTTTGGCTAGACGATTGCACCAGACCGATAGAAGCCGAAGCCTTGAAGAATTGGCAAAAAGACTTTAACCTTAAATTAACGAAAGTAAATTATAGAATAACGAGCCTTACAAATGAGTGAGAAGCCAACCATAGAAGATTACGAACTCCGGACACTACTGCCGAAATATTTTATGTACCTCGGTTCACTAGCAGCTACGCTATACGCTAAAGAAGAGAATTATTATCGGGAAGAATATAAAGAAATCGTAAACGATTTAGAAGAAAAAATTGAAGAAAGGGGCGGTATTCTTTATGACCACAATAATTTTACTTTTAAGTCGTAAGTTTTTAATTAAAGAGTTAGCCGAGTACCTAGAACAAAACGATTGCGATAGAACGCAGACTAATTTACTTGTAATGGTGGACGGAGAGGGGAAGCTATACAACCTAGCCCAAAAATATTTTGGAAAACAAAACTACAATATAGTTAAGATACACTGGGTAAAAGACCACCACGAGGTTAACCGCTCACGAGTTTACAGACGTAGAAGAATAGCAGAACTACACAATTACGCCAAAGAACAGCTACCTGAATGCGAGTTTGTTTTACTAATAGAAGATGACGGCATACCACCCAAAGACGGATTTAAAACGCTATTAAAGCGGTTTAAAGAGAAGTCTGATGTTGGTTTTATAGAAGGATTGCAATTAGGACGCTGGCAAAGTAGATATATAGGCGCTTGGAAGGTAGATAATCCGTTTCACTTAACCGAGATTAAATCAATTGAATACAAACCGAACAAGTTAATTGAGATTGATGCTGGCGGTTTTTATTTTATGCTTACTAAAACCGAGTATTACTTATGGCACAAGCACTTCACGAACGCGAATTACGGACCGGATATTGTTTATGGACTTCAATTAAGGAAGCGAAATCTCAAAAATTATATAGATACTTCGGTTGAAATACCACACTACACTGAGAATGGCGAAGTATTCAGTATAAAATACGACACCCCGAGAGTAATTTGTTTGCGGAAAGAGAGAGGCGCTTGGCGATTTATACATAGCGTACAAAAAGCGTAGGCCTCTGCGTTATAATCAACTTAGAGGTTTAGGCTTTTTACAAAGTCTAGGACTTTTACAAAGGAGTGTTAGAGATGAAGGAGTTGCCAAAAACGACCCTGACTATCTATTTGAACGGGCAACCGCACACAACGACCTGCCCTTACTGCCACGAATTTCAACGAGTTGAACCAAAGCTCATTCAATACTGCGTGAAATGCCAAAAGTATTTCATCTTAGACGAGAGGACAGGCAGATGAAGTGCCCAGTGTGCGACAAACCGCTCAAGACCCAAGTAGATAAACACCATCTTTACCACCCACGCAAGAGATTTGCCGGCACAAGACGAGGTAAACTGACGATACCGATACACAAGAAGTGCCACGCTGAGTACCACCTGTTCTTTTTGAACTTTTGCGAAGGCTATTCGGCTAATCGCTTTTGTTATGGCTGTCGGTATATCCGGATTTGTTGCCATGCAAGCCTCTGAAGACCGCACGAGGCCGGCGGTAATCACGGCCTCAAAACTTGTATAAAAATTTAAGTTATTGAATAATAAAAGAAATGATTACAAAACCCCCCTACCCTACCGCTATAATCACGCATAAAATTGATTTGACCCCTTATAAATTTTTAAAATTTGCAGTAGGGGAGGGAAGGGGAGTTATAAAATTAGCTACAAAAGGAATATAAATGCTAGTACATAACCCAAATAATCTGCCGCTAATAGACTATAACGAACTGATACCTATACAGGGAAATCTTAAAGAATTAAGTAAAACTAACGCAGATAAACTGTATAAATCCTTTATACAGCATGGTTTTTTTGTACCTATGTTTATATGGTATAACGAGGATAAATATAAAATAATTGACGGACACCAAAGGCTTAAAATCTTGCAAGACCAAAAAATAATATTTAAAAATACAGGTACTAAAATACCCTGCCTTATAGTAGAAGCTAAAAATCTAAAAGACGCTAAAGTAAAATTGGCTAAAATAAGCTCTCAATATGGAACAATAACCTATAAAGGCTGGGAAGATTTTACAGCTGATTTAAATGAAGCGGAATTATTAGAAGCAGTAGCCTATGACGCATTTAATTTTATAGATAGTAAAACAGAGTATAAAGATGGGAAGGAAGAAGGGCTTAGTAATATAAATACTAATAATACCTGCCCTAGATGTGGATATGAGTGGTAAGCCTAAAGTAGTAAGTACATTTAGTGGTATAGGTGGCTCAAGTCAAGGTTATAAGCAAGCTGGTTTTAATGTAATAGCTGGTATAGAATTTGTAGATTTTCAAGCTGTACAATATAAGTTTAACCACCCTAAAACTAAACTCTATCAGGAAGATATACGAGAAATTACAGCAGAAAGATTGCTAAAAGACCTAAAGTTAAAAAAAGGTGAATTAGATATTCTTGACGGAAGCCCACCCTGCGCAAGCTTTAGTATAAGTGGTAATAGAGAAAAGGATTGGGGAAAGATAAAAAAATACTCTAATAGAAAACAAAGAACTGACGATTTATTTTTTGAATATATTAGGCTCGTTAAAGGCTTAAAACCTAAAGTAGTTATAGCGGAAAATGTAAAAGGATTAACAATTGGTACTGCTAAGGGATATTTAAAAACGATACTTAGAGAATTAGAGAATTTAGGCTATATAGTAAAATATAAAGTCTTAAATTCAGCTAATTACTTAGTACCACAAATAAGAACTCGTATATTTATAATAGGAGTAAGAAAAGACCTAAATAAAATACCCAGCTACCCTACCCCTTCTAATAAATATATAAGTTTGAAAGAAGCGTTCAAAGGATTAGAGTTTACAGAAAAGGATAAAGCAGATACCGATATAAGTAAATTTGCAATTTTTAAAGAATTAGAAAAAACTAAAATTGGTAAATCAAATAGTAAATACTTTAATCTTCTAAAAGCGAATCCGTATAAGCCGAGTAATACTATTACTGCTACCTGCGGGAATATAGGTGCGGCTAAAGTCTGCCATTGGGATAATAGAGCCTTCACAATAGCCGAATTAAAACGGATAAGTAGTTACCCCGACAATTATAAATTAAGTGATAATTATAGTGAAGCAGCGGAAGGTATAGGCCGTAGCGTACCGCCAAAACTTATGGAAGCAATAGCGTTAAATGTTAAGGAAAGGATTTTAAATGACTAATATAAAAGGCGAGGGTAAAGATTTTAGCTTTAGTAATATAGAAAATTTTGATAATCATATAAGCCGAGAAATCAGAGGATATAAAGAGCTAGATACAATTATAAAAGGTATAGCAGAGATAGCAATAGAAGATAAGACTAATGTTTATGATATAGGTTGCTCAACTGGTCGTTTAATTAAAGAATTAGACGAACTAATTAAATCCGAAAAAGACCAAGCAAGAATTAAAAATGTTAATTTTTATGGTATAGAACCTAACCAAAACTTTACTAAAGATTTCGTTACAACTGATACCTTACATTTTATAAATGATAAAGTAGATGATAAGACAGTTTTTAATAACGCTAGCCTAATAACCTCTATTTTTACTTTACAATTTATACCGGCTAAACATAGGCTAGAAGTATTATCTAATATTTATAACGGATTAAATCTAAATGGTGTTTTTATATGGGCGGAAAAAGTATTTTCTAAAGATAGCCAAATAGAACAATTATTAACGAGCCTACATTTAGACTTTAAAAGAGAAGGAAGTGAGGCAGAAATGATAATGGATAAAGAGAAGCGATTACGAGCTATACAACGCCCTCTTACTTTAGAAAAAAATATTAGATTACTAGAAGAAGTCGGATTTACTCAGTATGATAGTTTTTGGCGCGTAAATAATTTTATAGGCTTAGTAGCGATAAAGTAGAAGTAATATGAAAGTAAATAATCCGAATAACCTACCAACTATACCAATCAAAGATTTAAAACCGACACAGGGTAATCTAAAAGAATTATCTGAAGTGAATTATAACAAGCTAAAAAGAGTTATAGATAAAAGAGGCTTTAGCGTACCAGTATATATTTGGGAAGATAAAGAAGGTATAAAACACCTTTTAGACGGACACGGAAGATATAAAGTATTAACAACTGAAGGTTGGGAAGAACCTATACCCTACTTAAAAATACCGGCTAAAGACTTAAAAGAAGCTATGTCTAGGCTACTTGAAATAACAAGCCAGTACCAAGAAATTACCCAAGAGGGAATAGACGAGTTTATTGCTAAATACGAATTACTAGAAGCAGAAGTATATGAATATACTAATTTTGATGCGATGAATTATTTAGAAGATGATAATGAAGAAACAGGAATAAAAGATAATTATAGTAGAAAGATAGAAGCACCGATTTATGAAATTAAAGGCGAGAAGCCTAATGTGGAAGAACTTTTTAATAATCTAAAAGCCGAACAACTAATAAAAGAGATAGAGGAGGCTAATTTACCGGAAGAAGTAAAGAGCTTTTTAAAACTAGCCGCATATAGGCATACGATATTTAATTATTCTAAAATAGCAGAATTTTATGCTAACTCTGATAAAGATACCCAAGCACTTATGGAAAAATCAGCTCTAGTAATTATAGATTTTGATAAAGCAATTGAGAATGGCTTTATCCGGTTAAGTGAAAAGATAATCGGGCAATATACGAATGACTATAAATAATTATGCAGTTTTTATCCTTACTCACGGCCGACCTGATAAAGTATTATCAATAAAAAGCTTAGAGAAGGCTAATTATAAAGGCCCAGTATATCTTATTTGTGATGATGAAGATAAAACACTAGAGCGCTATAAAGAAAATTTTGGGGAAGATAAAGTTATAGTGTTTAGTAAAGAATATATGAGTGGAACTTTTGATACTATGGATAACTTTGATGATAAAAGGGTAATAGTCTATGCTAGAAATATCGCTTTTAATATAGCAAGAGATTTAAAATTAGATTATTTTATAACTTTAGATGATGATTATAACTCTTTTGATTATCGTTTTAATAATAAATTTAAATATTTAGCTGAAACTAGGCCGATAAAGAATATAACAAGTATATTTGAAGCTATGATTGAATACTTAACTAATACTTCTATAAAAACAATATGTTTTTCGCAAGGTGGTGATTTTATTGGTGGCTCTGAAAGTAAAATGGCAAATTCTATTACTTGTAAACGAAAAGCTATGAACTTATTTGTATGTAAAACTGATAGACCAATAAATTTTATAGGTAGAATAAATGAAGATGTAAATACCTATGTAAAAAGAGGAATGACAGGTGATATATTCTTAACTACAAGCTTAGTTTCTTTACACCAAATTAGTACACAAACCAGTGAGGGCGGTATGACAGAGTTATATAATGAGAGAGGTACTTATATGAAAAGCTTTTACTCTGTAATTATAAGCCCAAGCTCTGTAAAAATAAGTTTAATGGGAAACAATAATAAAAGATTACACCACGTTATAAATTGGGATAATACTGTACCTAAAATAATTAAAGAAAGTTATAAAAAGCGTGATTAAGGCGTGAATAATATGGGAAATAATCCGAATGCTAATAATAACCTAACACCTTTTCAGAAAGGCGAGCTAAGAGCAAGAGAAGCCGGTTCTAAGGGCGGTTTAAATAAGAAAGGTACAAAACATCTTTGTACTATTATAAAAGATATTGGCGATAATATAGATTGGGATAAAACTACACTAAAGAATAATGAAAAGATGAAAGCCTTATATGGGAATAGCGGTTGGAAAGCTCTAGTCTATGTAGCTTTCACAAAAGCTTTAGCTGGCGACAGTAAGGCTATGGATTGGCTAGCGAAAAATGCTTTCGGTACGAAGTTAGATATTACAGCAGAGAATATACCGCCTATTGCTCTTGTAAAATATTACGAACCTAAAGATGAACCAGCAAAGTGAAATAGAAGTCTATTTCGCGCCTGAATACAAAGAATTAAATAAACCCAGTCAGTATTGGCGTAATATGATTTTTTACGGAGGCCGGTATAGCGGTAAAAGCTACCATGTTGCTTTAGCTCTATTATTAAAAGGTAGGCGTGAAAAGAAACGTATTTTATGTACAAGAGAAGTGCAGAATACAATACGCGATAGTGTCCATAAATTATTAAAAGACATTATAGAGAAGTATAATTTTACGGATTATACAGTAACTAATGACGCTATTATAAATAATATTTATGGGACAGAGTTTATTTTTAAAGGCTTAAGGCAGAATATCAACGAGATTAAATCAACTGAAGGTATAGACATTTGCTGGGTAGAAGAAGCCCAAAGCGTTAGCGATAAATCGTGGGACGTACTTACTCCGACTATCCGTAAAGAAGGAAGCCAAATAATAGCCACCTTCAACCGGTTTGCAGAGCTAGACCCAGTTTATGTCCGTTATGTAATGAATCAACCGCCGAACACTTACGTCAAGAAGGTAAATTATGACGTATTAGAGAGATGCGGGTTAATGACAGAGGCAATATATAACGAAATGGAGGCGGATAAAGCAAACCCCGAATTATACAATCATAAGTGGCTCGGCGAACCTCTTAGCCAATCTGAGCAAGCATTACTTAATAGAACCGCCATTTTAGAGGCTATGCAGAGAGAAGTAGATGATGAAGGCGACGAATTTATCGGTGTAGATGTAGCAAGAATGGGAAATGATAGAACAGTATTCGTTAGACGTAAAGGCTTACAGACTAAGAATTATAAAGTTATGACGAAGATGCGTACCACCGAGATATGCGATGCTTTAGAGAAATTCGCACGCTTTAGAAAAGATACTTTAATTAAGGTAGATGACACCGGCGTTGGCGGTGGCGTAACTGATGAAATGAAGAAGCGAGGTTATAATGTGCTAGGCGTAAACTTTGGTGGCGCGCCCAACGACCGAGACAAGTACCCGAACTGGATTAGTGAAGCGTGGTTTTATTTGAGCTCAATTATAGACCGGATTAGTTTGCCTATGGACAGCGACCTACTAATGGAACTCTCAACACGGAATTGGAGCATAGATGTACGAGGCAAGCGAAAGATTGAACCGAAAGAACAGTATAAGAAGCGAGGTTTTAGAAGCCCCGACCTAGCAGACGCTTTTATAATCTGCTTTTCTGATACCAAACCGAAAGGACTTAACATATTATTTTAATTTGTGGTATAATTAAATTGTGCTTGGAAAGCAGGCACAATCCTGTGTTTACCTATACAAAAGACCTCGCTTCGGCGAGGTTTTTTGTTTGTAAGACCCCATACCGTAATTGGTATAATAGATGTATGGAGAACTAAATGAAGCCTTTTAATTTTGTAAAAAATATCTTTAAACCCCAAAATAAACAGATTAACACAGCCCTCGCTAGCGCAAGACACTTTTTGAAATATGGGAATACGCAGATTAGAACGCCTGATTGGTCACAGGTTTTACTAACCGAACAAGACGCTTACAGCGGTATTTTATATGGCGCTATAAATGTAAGGGCGGTAGCTTTAGCTCAATTAGCAACCAATAACTTAATTACAACAGCCTCTGATAAAGTGATTGAGAAAGCTAAAGCCGAAGGGAAGGTTATAGAACACCCTTATTTAGAGATAATTGACAAATCTAAAACATTTTCTAATTATCAGTTTTGGAGTACGATTACGACTTATTTAGACCTAGAAGGTTTGATGTACATAATGGCGGTACGGGCTATAAGCCCAAGTGGCTTAGTCGGTAATGTTCAGGAATTCAAACTACTTAATCCGTTTAATGTGCAACGAAAGTTTGATAGCAATACAAAAGAGCTAGTCGGTTATACAGAATATCGTGGCACAATGAGCCGGGATATACCAAAAGAAATGATTATACCGATTATAAATCTTAACCCGTTTGACGAAACGCCATTTAGCATGGTAGATGCAGTGAAGGAACACCAATTTACTCTAAAAGCAGCCGGAGATTACACGAGAGCCGCAATATCAAACAATATAAATTCACCCGGAATTATAGCGACAGATAAAGAATTAAGCCAAGAAGAATTAGAAGATTTTAAGGCAAGAGTAATCGGGAAAGTAAAAGGCGAACCGATATTTGGTGGCGGTAAAGGTTCTGTAACGTGGTCGGATATGCAAGCCGACTTAAATAAATCCGCTCTCACAGATGTAAATAATATATCTTTACAGAATATAGTGTCGGTAAGCGGTGCTAGCAAGACTATGTTGGGTTGGGAAGAATCAGGCACAACTAGAGAAACCGCCAAAGTTCAGCGTAATAATTTTATAGAGATGCGAGTAATGCCACAATTACAGCTTATAATAGACGCCTTAAACCAAGATTATAAAATATATAATCCGATAGAGTACGAAAGAGATAGATATACTATAACGATTGAGAACCCACTGGCCTCAAATGTAGAACAAGACTTAAAAGAGACGGAATGCCGGCAAAAAGAGTACGACTTGTATCAAATAATGGTGGATAATGGTTATGACAGAGAAGAAACTGCTAAATTCGTGAACCACCAAATTGAATTAGAAGAACTAAATGAACCTGACGAACCTAAACTACCACCACAATTAAAAACGAAAGAACCGGAAGAAGAGCCTAAACAAGAACCTGAGAAAGAAGAAAAGCAACACATACACACTTGCGACCACGAATATATAAATAAATTAGAAACCGGCGTATTAGAGAGCTCAAGAGGTGCGTTACAAAATGCGGTAGTCAATATAGATAATAAACTGATAGCCGAAGTCGTAAAGAAGGTGGGTAAAAAGACTAATGACTTCAAAGAAGTAAAAGATATGGTTAGTCTAGCGGTAAAAGCAGCAGTTATAAACGAGCTGGATATGGCACTTGGTACTTTTTATGGGATTATAATGCCTCTTTACGCTTACAATGTAATGAGTGAGAGGTTAGAAACTTATTCTATGACCGCTCAATTTAATTTAGACCCTGAAACCAAGAAGTTTATAAAAAGCACCTCAAAGAAAGTGTCCGAAGAACATATTAGCAATTTATTAGCTGATATGATGTACTCAGCACAACAAGACAGTTTAGAAGGTTTAGACCGAGAGATGATAGCGAACAATCTATTAAATAAGTATGGAAACAATATTTCAGAAGAACGTGCCAAAGTCGTAGCAAGAACCGAAACAAACCGCGCCTTTACAATGGCCCAATATTCTGCCGATAGACAATTCTTAGAACAAAATGGAATTACTAATAAAGCTTACAAAAAGTGGATAGTCAGAAGCTCTAACCCCTGCCCTTTTTGTCAAGCTATGAGCCAAGAACCGCCTATACCCTTCAATCAACCTTTCGCCCAAATAGGCGACGAACTAGAAGCGGTAGTAAGTGATAAAGGGAAAACCAAAGTCAGTAAGATGACAGTGGGATTTTTAGACGCAGAAGCCGGCAATTTACACCCGAATTGCGGCTGCGCTTATGAGTTAATAATTGAAGGCTATGCTGAATAGACGAACCAAAGATGAAATAGAAAAGGCCCAAGTAAAGCAAAATACTTTACAGATTATAGATAATCTAAAAAGTATAAAAGCTTTGTTGAGCCAACAGACAAATATAGATTTTAGTGAAGTAGTAACCGCGATTGAGGAAGTACATAACTCAATAAACGATTTAGATTTACGCGATAGAAATTTATTCATAGAACAAAAAAACCTAATAAATAAATTAGGGAAAGAATACGAACAGATTGTTAATCGTTTAATTACAAAGATAGAAGCGGTAAGAACTAATAAACCGCAAATTAATATAGACCTAAAACCTTTAGAAAATACTATAAAACAGATACCGGAATATCTGAAATTACTTAACCAAGAGACACCCGAACCTATAAATCTAAAACCGATTGAGAAGAAGCTAGACGAGATAATCAAGCTTATAAAAGAAGCTAACAAAAGCAATAAGGGTGGCGCACCGGTTTATATAGGCGGGGGTGGAAGCAGCAACACGCTTAGTAAAAAAGCCCAAGAGAACCTTGAGAAACTTTCTTTTAACGAAGATAATCTAAAAACAACTGCTAGTTTAGAGGGCGCGGTAACAATAGACAAAGTAAGTCTGCAAGACACCGAAAATAATAGAATCAATCCGGCCACTAGGGAGAAGCAAGATGAACTGTTAGAAGCAATTGAATTATCAATTCACAAACGAGTAGAACAAGCCGACGATAACGTTACAACTATCAATTACACTGATGCTACAAAAACTGACGTGGCGACTATTGTACAATCTTCCGCAACAGTAGGATATACTGTAACCGAAACCTTTGATAACTCAGGCGCAACTACTTTAGTCATAACGAGGAGCGTTGTTTAATGGCAACAATCACCAGCGATACTTATTTAGACGATGGCACAGCAAGAAGTGCCGGCGAAGCGTGGACGTGTAATGGTGGAGTGTTAACAGTTAGAACCGACACCCGTTGGCACGCCAATGCTCCGGCTAGTATGACAGGCTCTTTAGGCTCACTAACAGTTTCAGCTACTTTAGGCGGTGGATACGTCTTAGACGGTACAAAAGTCCGCTGGCTGGCTTACGACACTGGTAGTGGCAATGTACCAGCCATAGGCACGAATATCACGCAGGGCGGTGTATCAGGTTATTTATTGGGCGTCTGGAAAGATTTAGTGTCCGCCCCGACCGCAGTAGGCGCGGCTATGCCGGCCAGTGGCTTTATTAAGTTTAGAGAAGTTAGTGGTACATTCTCAGCCGGTGCTTTGACTGGAATAGGGGCCAGTGCTACCGGCGCAGATGTAACCGGTTGGATTGAAGTAGTCCACGACCAAGCGGCCGATTTAACATTTAGACGAATGGGGCTAGGCTTTCAGGTAAAGGGCGAGTGGTTTGAATTAGGTTTAGGAAATGACACCGCCGGACAGACTTTTCAAGTACCGACTAATGGCGGGGGGAATACGACCCACGTTCAGGGCGTTTATGTAGAAACCGGCAACGCCACTAACATTTTTGAGTGGTGGCCGGCTATCACACCGGCTTTAGGCTGGGTAAACACTAGAATCGCCACAGATGCAAGAGGCAAGTTTGTAGAGAGTGTTGGCAACGGAGTGGTTAGGTTTGGCTCTGACGGTACGGATAACGTAGGAATGCCCTGCCCGAATGGTGCAAGAGTCAGAATACCTAATGTAATCGGAAGACAGTGTGCTACTGGTACGCGAGCTACTAACGCTACTTCTCATACTACAGTAGGTTCAAGACCGGAAATGATTTGCACCTCCGCCCCGACCATAAATATAGATAAGTTTATGAGTAATTGGTATTTTAATTTAAGCGGATTATATGCTTGCGATATTAGAAACAGTTGTTTGGAGTCACCCTTAAATATCTTAAACTGCCCATCTAAAGTTAAAGTGAATAATGTTTGTGTCGGTAGAACAGTAGCGGTAGCCTCTTATTCTTTGTCTATCCAAACTAATGTAAATGGTGGGGAACTGAAAGATATTACCACATATAGACACGACGCAGCATCGTCAGGTTACGCTTGTTATTTTAATAATTGTGCCGGAACGGAAAACGAACCTTTTAAGATTGAGAACCTTAAAGCCTCTAGCGGTATAAGTGCGGCTCGGAATGCCAGTGGTTATATCAATTACTTCAATAACTGCTCTTACTTAGAGATAAAGAACCTCAAACAATCTAACCACGGAAGTTACATCAATGCTTCAGCCAATATAAAGGTTAAGAACATAGACCACACCGACCGATTAGTGGGAAGTACTGATACTACTACTGGGGTTTATACGACTTATGTATTTTTAAGCAAAGACGTAGAAGTAGACGGTATAACCTTTGGCCTTAATGGAACGATAAGTAATGTCCACCCCTACGCTGGGGTATTCAACACCGCTAATAATTTAGGCGGAATTAAGTTAAGAAACGCCGGCAGTTACGCATCGCCCCTACCGGCAGGCGATAGCAACAATCCGGCTTATGTGTGGGCATCTAGTGGAAATGAAGTCGGTGTCAGTGTGCAGAGATGCTATTTGACTGCCAGTAGAACCCTGCCTTTTACCGCACCCAATACTACAAAAGGAATGAAAGTTGAACACGTTTACGGGACTCTAACAGCCGCCCAAACTATGATAGCCCTAGACTCGGTTTATAGGAATTGTGGGAGTCGTAACACTACCACCGGCCAAGCGGCGGTTTACGGAACTCACTGGTATAACTGTTTTGATTCAGCCACCACCGGTAGAATAATAGTCGCTTATAACGAACCTACATCTGAAAGCGCTAAATACGCCTCTACAAACTTTGGGGCAGGGGCAGGCTTTACTTCAGCCGGCTCGGTGTCTATGCCTAACATAGACGATATGGTAGAGTTTGAAACGCCTTACTTTATTATCGGCTACACCGCTTTGGCAGACGCTAACCCGACCATAACCGGTACGAACCCTGCGAACTTTACTTTACAATACGCCATAGACACCGGAAGCGGATATGGGGATTATAAAGACTTAACAAGAGGCAATCTATCCGGCGAAGTTATCTCGCCAGTTACCGGCTTCAAGTTAAAAATTAAGGCCACTACCAAAACCGCTAACGCCAACAATGCTCTAATTTATATAAGGCTAGACACTACCACCACAGCCGAAGCTCAATCAACTAACTTATATCCTTTAGAGGAAGTAAATAGTAGTCTTACTTTAACCGGATTAGAAGAAGATACTAGAATAAGAGTTTATAACGCTGATTATTCGGAGTTATTAGACGCAAAAGACCTAGCCGAAACGACTTACACTTACGACTACACTTGGAACTCCACCGATAGTGATTTTGATGTCAATGTCTTAATTTGGAAAGATGATAAAAAGATTATTAGATTAGAAGCTTTAAGTTTAACCGATAAACCGCAATCAATACCCATAAGCCAACAAGATGATTTAGTTTATACCGCTCCGAGTAACCAAGTTACAATAGATTTTGAAAATAAACTGCTATTACTAGATGAGTACGCAACTTATGTAGTACCGGAAATATATAGCAAGTGGAAGGATAGCTTACTAGATGATTTCAATGCTCAATACGACTTAGCTTTTGAAGCGGTAGGTGGACAGCAAATATCGGGAAGCTCTTATATACCCTTTTACACATTCTTAATAAATGGCTGGCGAGTAAAACCTTATGAATCAAACCAACATATAACGGTAAACGAGGGAGTATTATTGACCTCTGAAGGCGACGACCCGTTTGTAGATACTGAAGGCGGTTATAATATACGAGTAAGATACGAACAGCCAGTACAAGCCATAGCTCTAGCGACAAGCGGAGTAGGGCCGGCTGATGTTTGGAGTTATGCTAATAGAAGTTTGAGCCAAGCTGGAGTAGAAGCGATTACAAACGGATTAGCTAAAACAACCGACCTAGAAGGCTTAAATGATGTGAGTAAAGAAGAAGTCAGAACCGAAATTGATAATGCCCTAACAACCTATGACCCACCGACAAAAAGCGAATTAGACACAGCCGAACAGAATATAAAAGACAAGATAGATAGTAAAGCTACCGGCTTAACTGAAACTGAACACGACAAACTAATGAGTTTGAAAAATGCTAATATAATTGTAGGAAAGAAAATATTATAAGGAGTAATATGGACTTACAAAGATTAAGACGTAATCCGTTTTATAAGCTCTCTAAAGAGCAAGAATTAGAAATAAAAACCCAAAATATACACCGCCAAGATTTAACAACCCCGATAATGAGGAGTAAGCATAATGACAAGCGAAGAACCAAAAAAAGAAAAGATACTGTGCGAGATACGTTGCCCGAAGAGAATATGGGTACGGAAATACAAAAGGTACATGACCTGCCAAAACCTGATTGTAAAAGTTGCACCGGGCAGTAGTGGCGAAGGCTATTGCCATATTAAAGATATAAATACTGGAATGAGACACGGAACTTTTGAGTTTGAAGTCGATAAAAACTACATACCGCCAAAGAAAAATATAATTAAAGTTAAAAAGGTGAATGGTAATTGATATAATAGTATATGTAGAGTAGCCGAGAGAGCCGGCGGAATGACTGGCCAAGAGTGAGCGACCGATAAATACTAAAGGAATTAAGGATATGAATGAAAATCATATCGGTATTGTTACAGTAAAAAACTCTCTCACTGACGAAGGCAACGGACTTGTTACAGTAAAAGGCGGATTAACGCTTACCGATGAGTCGGTACAACATAACGGAACGCGCTACGACATAAAGAGCCTGAATATAGATGAATATGACGGGAAGCTATTTGCTAACCACGGTGGCGAGTGGGGCGTTTATGGGATTGAAACGGTAATTGGTAAGTTAATCGGAGTACAGAAAAAAGGCAAGCGAGTAATTGCGGAAGCAATACAGTATTTCTTAGATAACCCACTAGGGCTAATGGCCTATTTAGGGGCTATCAAGAACATGCTAACCGACTTTTCAATCGGTACTCTAGGCCCAGACCCTAACGAAGAAGGCGTACTAAAAGACCATAAACTTTTTGAAGTTTCAATGGTTGGGATTGGTAACAATAAGAACGCCAAACTCCAACAGCTTGTAACGAACTCCATAGCCGAAGCCAAAGAACGCGGTTTAGACACATCTAAACTGGAGAAGTTATTTACTAACGAAACCGAAAGCAAGAAAGAGGCAGAAATGCAAGATGAGAATATCAAGAAAGAAGAACAGCCGGAAGAGCCAGCCCAAGAGCCACAAGAGAACAAAGTGGACGTTGAGGAGCTGGTTAAAAACGCTGTTCAAGAGAAAGTAGCAGGTTTAGAGAGCGAACTTAAACGCTATAAGGATGAGTTTGACAAATCTGCTAAAGAACCCGATTTTACTATGGCTAACAGTAGTGGTTCTAGTTATTCAATCAGCTCGGTAAAAAATACTTTAAGTAATATAGACTACCGAGAATTGCACACGCAACAGATTGAATTTGCCAGACAAATGTTAGTTAATGGGAACGTTGAGGCCGGTAGAAAGCTAAACGCTATCAACGAGTTTAACTTGGACCGGCTTAAAGAAGAAAAAGTTGTTCGTAACAGTATAACAATTGCTGATATGGGGAACTTTGTAATCAGCCCTGAATTACTTACTGAAATTCAAGGCGTTCGCACTTCTTATGCACCAGTGGTAGATAATACAGAATGGCGCGAAACTCTTAGCACCCGAATGGCTTGGCTAGAGAGAAGTGGCGATATCAATATGCAAGAAGTTGCAGCTTGTGAAGACCATGACGGCTCGCAAGCTAACCCGAATGCTAACTTGAAACCAATTAGCGAATATGGGGCAACTCTTAGGACTTCAGACCTCAGCGAAGTCGCTGCAGTTACTCCAGTTTGCAATGCTGCTACAAGATTTCTAGCAGTGGACGTTCTCGGTGACGTAGCCGCAGGCTACCGCACCGATTACGACAGGAAGCGCGCCCAGCTATTCATAGCACGCTTGCAACAAGCTGTTGATTACAATGGTAATGTAGCGGTTTATGATGTTAGCACACCCGAAGAAGCTTTAATTAGTTTCTTAGACACCTTCGGTGAAATCTCTACCACCACCCCAACAGGGACTTACATATTAAGCGATAAGAGCCTAATAGAGCTCCGCAAGAACCTAATAATGGCCGGTGGCAGTGATGTTTACAATAGTGTGTTCTTCAGGGGCGAGGGCGGAGTACCAACGATTGACGGCAAGCCATATATCGTTGTACCAAGCGACTTGCTACCAACTCTAGGCACAAGTGAAACCAAGAGCTTTACTGTGAACGGTGTAACCGTAACCGTAGATAAAGCGGTGTTCTACCTAGACCTTAGTAACTTTACTGGCCGAACCAGTGGCGGTTTGCAATACGACCTAGCCACTCAAGCCTCATACGAGACCGGCGGTAAAGTAAAAAGCGCCTTCCAGAGAAATGAAATCGTCTTACGAGGTTCATTCTTTAGAGGCGGTGCTATAAAGGACAGGGAACAAGTTTCAGCCCTAGAAGCAGAAGCTACAACCTAAGAGGAGTTTGAAAATGGACTTAGCGACTTACGAATACCTAATCGGTAAATCAGTTTCGGTTGAAGAAGAAAGTTATATACTCTCCGCTATAAACCGAACTAGAACGATTTTAGAAAGTCTGCTAGGTTACACACTTAAACCCGAAAAGGTTAACCAGAACCTTTACAACGAGCAGGGTAAGACGCCGATAGAGTGCGTCTGCCCTGATTTAGTTTCAGAATTACTACCAGCCGACCCAGTCATAAATGCCTACCGGCTATATTCTTACAACCCAAAAGCTAAATACCTCTTTACAGACCCATTTTACGCGGTACATAAAGTGAAGCTTGTGAAAGACGGAATTACTATAAAGACTTTTGATAAACAAGAGATAACGCCGATTTATAAGAATGGCTGGGGTAAGTATATAGAACTCTGCAAAGTAAATTGCCAGTGTAACGCGGATTGCGTACAAGTAGCGGTGGACGCTGATTGGCTATTCTTCTGCGATAGCTCTTTAGGTGATATATCAATCGGTAATTGTATAGACGAAGGCCTGTTATATATATGGGCCGATATGGTAACTCATTACTCAGATTGCCAACGTGATATAAAAAGCGAAAGTATGCTATCACACTCCTATACAAAGTTTGACAACAAACCACCGGAAGAAGCGAACATCGCTTACCTGCGTAAACTGGCAGGGCCAAACGGAACATTAAGCGGTGTAAGTGTATGCTGAAGTACCAAGATAAAATCACTTTAGTATCGGTAGAAATTGACGAATATGGGACAGAGTACGCCAAAGATGAAGCTGTAATACCGGCGATTGTTGATTACAGCAGTGGCTATACCCACTCCGACCACCAAGATTTGCTAGATACGGACGCAGTAGTCGCGATAGACCCAAACAACCAATTTGTTTTAGATAATCATTTTAGATTAGAAGAGTTTTTAGTTAAAATCAAACTCTTAAATAAAACAGATTGGTATAAGATAACAGATGTTAGTATCGCGAAAGACAGTTTACTCTGTAACAAGTTTAGGCATATAGAATTACGTTTGAAGAAAACCGCAGGAGTAGAAGATGTCAGTTAAAGTGATTGACTACCACCCGATTTTGAAATTAAAAAGCAAAATCAATGGCCAAACCGCGGTTAGACTAGCTTTGCAAGATGTAGAACGATACGCAAGGAAAATTACACCTTACTCCGGTGGCGGTAAAGGAAGCCACTTAAGGGATTCAACTTTCATAAGTGTATTTGGCACAAAAGGCCAAATCGTCTGGAACAAACACTACGCCGAGTCTCAAGAACGTGGTTTTAGTAAGAGCGGTAAGAAGTTTGTAAATTACACGACTCCTGGTACCGGACCGCATTACGCAGAAAAATCTATTGAGGAAGTATCAAAGCACATAGACAAATATTTTAGAGGTTTACTATGAACATCACCGACGACTTTGCGCACTACTTAGAAACTATTACTGGAACTAAATTAGGGCAGACCCTCTATATAGGCGAAGCCCCTAGCTCAAACAAAGCGCCTGACGAGATTTACTGGGTAACCGGTAATGGTGGCGGAATAGCCACCGATAATATCACAGGCGAAAAAACCAAGCTCTATAGCTTTAATGTATTTTTTAGAAGTAGAAATTACAAAAAAGTTTACGACAATATGCAGTATTTAGAAGAGCAATTAAATTGCGAAACCTGCATAGACTTAACAAATTATAAAGTTATAGAGATAAAGGCAGTAACCCTGTCAATTGATTCGGATTTAGAAGCCGAAGACAGGAAGGTAGGAGTACTGCAAGTGGAAATATTAACGTATAAAGGAGATTGCTAATGGCAAAATTAGTAAGAGGGCCATTTACGGTAGATTGGGGCAGTAACACCCTCACCGATGTTGAAGAAGTGTCTATTGAGTACGAGCAAGACTCGGAAGAATATAGCACCATACAACAGCGAACCTACCAAGTAGATGGCGCAATAAAAGTATCAGCCACGATTACTTTGTTGGCGTCTGATATACCAGCTTTAGCAGCTGTCTTGCCTCAATACTATATTGAAGACGGTAGCGTGCTAAGCACCGGCGAGACTATAGATAGCTCGGTTGGTGCGATAGATGTACTGGCAAGATGCGGTGGCGATGTATATAACGACCTAACAATCAAGTCTTGTGGCAACCCAAGTCAAGTTCTAAGGCTGGTAAATTGCCGAACTAAGATAGATTCAATAGAGAACGACAAGACTATCCGTAAAGTCTTAGTTAAGTTCATTGGCGAAAGCGAGCAGGGTGAAGCACCGGTTCAATTCTTTGAAGAAGGCGCGATAAGTTAGTTAAGAAAGAGAGGACTACCGATTATGAGTAGCTATAACCTAAACGATAAAGTAGGGCAGGACTTTTTTGAGTTTACAATTGACCAATTCAAGTGGCGAATGAAATACCCGTCAGCCAAAGATATGATAAGGCTAGGCGAGATAGTAGAAATGTCTGAAGATTACAAAGTTAAGATAGACGAGCTAAGCGAAAAGATTGCTAAAGCCAGTGATGAAAAAAAGGCCAAACTACAAAAAGAATTAGAAGAAGTAGAGAATAAAGCCAAGACCTCGCAAATGACTATGCTGGAGTGGACAACAGGTTACTGCGAAGCCTTAACCGAAAACGCGCCTGACTTGAAAGATTTTATATTAAGCAAGAACGTTAAATATTTATTAGCCTTTATAGATATGGTGAAAACGGAACTTGAATAATGGCGATAATCAAAGTTAAGAAGATTGAGGACGTACAAAACGCAGAGTACCAAAAGGAAAGCGTTTTAGATTTATGTGCTAGATTTTGTCTTTACTACCCAGTTTATACTTACGAAGAAGCTTTGAGATTACCACTAAAAACGATTTATCGCTTATTAAAAATAGCGACCAAAGAGAGAGCCAAGCTAATGATTAGATTATTAGAGATTGCGAGAGCTGCTCAGTACGATAAGCCGGACGCTTTTAATCAATTAAGAAGAAGTTACGAGGAAATTATAAATGGCTAGCGCACAAGGCGGACGAATAGTTTGGAACTTAGATGTAGAAACCGGTAAATTCAGTGCCGGATTATCTAAAGCCTCACAACAAGCTAAACAAATCGGTGGTGAAGTAGAAAAACAGAGTAGTGGAATATCAACGAAAATGGGGGCTTTGATTGGAGTATTCGCGGGGATTGCTCAACGTGTTACCTCAACTGCGATTAGTACAATTACAGGGCTGGTAAGTAATGCAGTAAGTCGTGTTGACACTCTAAACAACTTTCCAAAAGTAATGGCTAATTTAGGCTATTCAACTGAAGAATCAGCTAAGGCTATGAAGAAGCTAGATGCTGGAGTAAAAGGGCTACCGACCTCGCTAGACGGGATAGCCTCTGCCATGCAGAATATAGCGCCGGCCAGTAAGTCTATGGACTACGCTACCGACCTAACCCTAGCGCTAAATAACGCGCTACTAGCCGGCGGTAAGTCTATGGATTTACAGAACAGTGCTATGCAACAGTTTAGCCAAGCCTTCGCTAAAGGTAAGCCGGACATGATGGAGTGGCGCAGTTTGGCGACAGCTATGCCTGGACAGCTAGACCAAATCGCTAAGAAACTCGGCTTTACTAAAGGGGGCTGGATAGAAATGGCCCAAGCTGTAACCGACGGGAAAATAAAGTTTAGCGATGTAACGGACGCGATTATAGACCTAAATAAAAAAGGTTTAGGCAACCTGCCTTCATTTGCTGAACAGGCCAAGAACGCTACTGGTGGACTGGCTACCGGCGTAGCTAACGCTAAAACTGCTATAACAAGAGGTATAGCTAACATAATTCAAGCAATAGGTAGTAAAGATATATCTAAAGCGATTGGCTCTATAGGAACAGCTTTTGAGAAGCTAATGAAAGTAGTTACGAATATGATTAAAGGCTTAAAACAAGCCTTACCGAAAGCCTTAGAGTTTTTATCGCCAAAGTTTGAACGACTCGGAAGAATAATTGCTAAAGATTTAATGCCGGCCCTAAAGAACCTATATGAAAAGGCAATCAAACCGCTATTACCTATATTAGGCACAACACTTGTAGTCGCTTTAGGATTAGTTATAGACGGATTATCTTTACTTATAAAAGCGTTTTCTAAAATAACCGATTGGATAGTAAATAACAAACCGGTCTTTTATATACTTATAGCTTTATTTGCTGGGCTTGTCTTAGACAAAGCTTATAATTCAGCTCTAAATTACGCAAGAATGCTGGGTAAAGATTTTATACCGGCTATAAAAAAAGCTGCTACTGCGGTAAAAGGTTTCAATGGTACAGTTTCAACTGCTCTAGGTGCAGGTGCGTTAATAACGTTTGCGGTTCTAGTAGGTAATGAAATAAAAAAAGTAGGCGAAGCTACTATGAAAACTTTAGATGAAACTAATGAAGCTATCCGTAAAAATGCTGACGCTGAAGATGTCGCGACTCAAAGGGTATTGCAAGCTTATAGAGATAAAAAGATAAGCCGTGAACAACTAAATAAATATATGAAGTCTATGAATGAAGACGAAAGCAGGAATTTAGTAAAAGAAACCGGTACTTGGGAAATGATATGGGGCGGTTTTATCTATGGACTAAAAAGTAAAGTAAACGACCTAAAAGAGAAACTAAAAGTTAATTGGTCAGATATTGCTAATAGTCTTTCAGTAGGGCTGAATAATATGGGCCAAAAATTAGCAGGCTGGGGGAACACTATTCATTTTGGCCTTAATAATATATTTAGCACAATAGCAGGTACTATTTGGAATACGCTTTGGAACATATCAACTATGCCTTTACGACTTGCAGGTAATATAGCTAGTAATCTATGGAACTTTGGCTGGCACGGTATAAACGCGGTAATAGGCTGGACTAACCAAATAAAAGGTACGCTATGGAACGCCCTATGGGACTTAGTATCTCAGCCGTGGAAACTAGCCGGCCATATAGCAAGTAGTATGTGGAATTTTGGAAATAGCGCGTGGAACGCGTTTAAGAGGGCGATAGGCATGCGCTCGCCGTCCTACTTTTCTAAAGCGTTCTTCGCGATACGAGACGACGCTAAAGATTCACTTAAAAAGATGAATAGCTATGTGAATGAAATGGCCCACTTAGATTATGGCTCGGCTATATCCGGTAGTTTAGGAAGCTCTAATTTGGGTAATAGTACTTCTAATAGTACAGCAAACTTCTATGGCAATATAACCTTACAAGATAAGTCGGCGGTTGATGAATTCTTTACGAAACTAAACCGAAATAGCGAATTAGCACAGAAGGGAATGGCAACCTTATGAGAAAGATTTACGACAAACAAATAAGCGATATATCGGTAAAGTTTAACTCACACGAATTAAACACCGAACCACATAAAGTTTTGGGCGTAGACGTTAGAGGAATGCCGAGTATTTTGTTAAGTAAATATCAATTAGCAAGAGCAGACGGCGAAGTAATTACCAACGCGAATTATGGCGAAAGACAAATCGTAGTAGAAGGCCGTACTAAAGTTATATATGATAGTACGATTGGCGACCCAAGCATAGGGAATATCGCCTGTGATAATTTGGATTTTTTTATAGACCAATTAAAATCGTGGTTGCTTGGCTTAAACCGCGAGTTAGATGTAGTTATAAATCACGAGACAAGACGCTTTATAGCGACTTTGAGCAACACAAAATTTGAATATAAAGAAGATGACGTTTGTTTGTGGAATATTACATTCAACGCCTCTGCAATCTCAACCGGAGTAGATGAAATTAACTTAACACTAGGGAAATATACCGATAACGACACACTTTATACGAATACAGTTTTAGGGAATTACAGAACCAGCCCGATTTTAACATTTGAATTAAATAAGGTAACGCCTTACTGGCAAGCAAATTATATAGAGATTGCCAACCCAATATTAAATGAGAGAATGCGAATTACGAGGGAGTGGAATTGGTTTGATAAATTAGTCGTAGATGGCGAGGCTAAAACTGTAAGTATATACGAAACCGCTAAACTAGTATTTGATACCTGCGATAGCAAAAATGCTTGGGATTATGAACACTACCCGATAGATGAAGAGAACACAATTAACCTAGAGGGCAGAGCTTGTTTAATTCTGACTATGGACGTACCTTCTAATAAATTAGAATGCCCAAGTTTTGACAGACCAACGACTTCATATTTTGAAAGTGGCAATGGATATTTGATTATACCGATATTGTTGCCAACTCCTACCGCTGGTACAGTGGCTTCGGTGTCGTTTTATTGTGGCAAGAACGCTACTTTAGCAGCTGATTACGAGTATTGGACTGTTACAAAAGATTATGACGGAACAGATTTAAAGGAAGACGATTGGAGTTTTATAATAATTGATTTGAGTTCTGACCCAACAGGTAGCAACGGAAGCCCCGATAGAAGTAAGGTAAAATCTGTAAAGATACAAATAAACGGCACAGATAATACTATGGAATTGGAAGGTGTTTTGATTGATTACATCACAATTCAAAAGCCTAATCCGATAGCGACAAAATCTGATTATTTGGGTAAGTTCGTAAATATAGAGCCAAACGCCGGTAACCTAAAAATAACTGACGATTTTGACACTAGGGATATAAATATAACGGGGAAATATAAGAAGAAGTATCTATGAAAAGCCAAACGAGACGAGTACACGCTATTTCAGTTAACAGTTTATTCGGCGACTATGATTGGACTTCTATAAACAATATTTTATCGTCAACTGAAACTGAATTTTCGGCTTGTGTAATGATAGGCGCAAACAGTACGAGTTATATACTAGAACTAAATGATTTTAGATTTGACATACCTTCTGATGCTAAAATAACGGGAATAGTTTTAACAATCGGCCAATTATGTGAAGTTGGCAATCCAAGCTATTATGTGAATACATATAGTTTGCGTTTTTCAGGTAGAGGTTTTACTTCAGAGAACGTTGGGAACGAAGACCACTGGAAAACTGGTACAGTAATACCTTTTACGACGTTTGAGAAAGTAGAATACGGAAGCCCTGTAAATCTTTGGGGCGTAAACTTTGCAGAAAAAATGACACCAGAAGAAATAAATAGAGAAACTTTTGGCTTTGAGTTAATGGTGTTTGCTAGCAACAATGCAACCGCCTATATAAACAGCGTAGAGGCAACGGTTTATTATCAAGAAAGTGTAGAACCAACAGGTAAGCGAGAGAAGAATATAACAGTAAAAGTCTATGACGAAACTGGAAAATATATAAATACGTGGCACGATATAATATCGGAGATAAGTTTTAATAACGAGATAAATACAGCCGGCGGACAACTACAACTAACCTTAGCGCGGAACGCCGGCGACTACGGTGAAGGTACGGACATAGATTTCAAACACCGCGTTAAAGTGTTTATAACTGATTATGAAAGCCCGCTAGAAAAACTAATCTTTCAGGGCTACATCTCGGCCTACACGCCAATCTACAAAGATAATAACGTGGAAGTAACCTGCCTCAGTTACGGCGAAGAATTAAATAGCTTTATGATAGAGGGCGGAAGCGAGATAACGATAGCACAAACGACAGAAGAAGTATCATATATGTTTGGAAATTATCACTCATTCGCCAACACAGCTGAAATGGCCCAAACAATAAAAGCTACCGGCAACGAAACATGGAGTAGAATAGTCGTGAAATCCGGCGCGGTAGGTTTTAGAAATGTGCCCTTAAGATTAAATATTTATAAATTCGTTACAAATATAGCAACAAGTATAGCCGGCTCTCTTTTAGCAACAGCCTCAACGACAGTAGATTTTACTGAAGACAACGAAATAAACCTAGCTTTCAATGAGCCTCTTAAAGTTACAACTGACCAAACTTATGTCTTTCATTTTTTTACACCAACCGATTATGCACCCGGCGCAGACAACTACCCGTGCAGTCTGATAGGCGCGAACTCAAATAAATACGTGAATGGAAGTTTGTATTTATACGCTACCGGTTTTACATGGGCAGACACGAGCAAAGACTTATTTTTTAGATTATACAAGACTTCAACCCTAACCCGAGATAGTTATTTGAGTAAAGACCCGAGCGATATACTAAGGGCTGTGATGAATAACTACCGCGACCAAGGTGGCGTTTTAGATTACGACGAATACAGTCTAGAAGACACCGGCACAAAAGTAAGTTACACTTTTAATATGAACACGACCCTAGAAGGCGTAAACAAGTGCCTAGAACTAGCACCGCAGAACTGGTACTGGGCCATAGATTATGGCACAAACCTCATTCACTTTCACCAAAAGAACGTAAAACCCGACCACGTTTTCAGTTTAGAGAAAGATATTATTGACGCCAAGTTTGAGAAGCGGATTGAGGATATTGTAAATATAGTTTATTTTAGTGGCGGAGATGTAGGCGGTACTAACTTATTCAAAAAATATGTGCAAGCCGATAGCGTAGCTCTTTATGGTAGGAAAGCTCTGAAATATAGCGACCAACGCGTAACAGTACCGGCAACTGCTGATATAATTGCTAATACAATTTTAGCCAACCGAAGCCAGCCGGAGCTTAGAGTTACACTAACGATACTAGACAGCAACAACTCCAAGAACCTCGGTTACGACATAGAAAGTATAAAAGTAGGGGACGTAATCGCGGTAAGAAACGTTAGCAACCAAGTAGCTCTCTCAAGCTGGGATATATCCAGGTGGGATAACGACTATTGGGACTTTAATATACAGCAATTAAGCTCACTACAGATGCAGGTACAGAAATTAGATTATACGCCTGATATTTTGACGATTTACGCTTCAACTCTGCAGGTAGATGTTAATAAACGAATTGAAGATATAAACCGCAACTTAGAGATTTTACAAACCATTAACAATCCGGATACGCCGGCATAGAAAGGAGTTTGGAATGAAGAAGCTTAAATTAGAACATAAACCACTTCACTGCCCTGTTTGCGGCACGAGATTTATGAACGTCTTTGGCCAGCCCTTGCCTAATCACTCTCAAATAAGGTGTAGAACTCCTGAAGGCCACGAGCTAGACCTCGGTATTTGCGAAAGTTGCGTAGAGAAAGGCGTAAGTTTGGAAATGTGTAACGCCATTTTAGCAGGGATAAAAGATTACTGGATATATGAAATTGA